GCCACAGTCGTTTTGACTGGCAAAAGTGAATGCACTACCTGTGTTGATACCAAACAACCAACGACCATTTGTATCAGCTGAACTCAGTGCCCAGTTGGCATTTGTGGTGGCATCATTGGCATAAAACCATGCTTCTACCACATAGGAGTTTGATCCTGCTGTGGCATCTGGTAATGCTGAGGATAGTGTGTAGGTAAGTGCTTGTTGACCACTTGTGTTGGTGCTCTTGACACTTTGCACATAATTTGGGCTTGATGTCCATTTCACCTGATCAGTTGCCATGTCAGTGTTAGTGCCATCGGTTACTGCGGCTGAACCACCTGATCCACGAATACGCCAAGCAATGTCAGTCATGCCTGTTCTACTGCTGAATGGCACTGCCAACAGCAAGTTGGCACTGTAGGCATCAGACCTATATACTACCTGTCTTGAGCCTGCGTCCCAGGCTGTGTTTGCTGTGCCCAACATTATGAGAACTCACTTGACACAGTCACAAGATATAATCCTGTGCCTGCGGTGGCTGCGTTGCCAACCTTGGTGCCTGTAATTGATATCATTGTGGCTGCATTGGCAGTTGTGCCAATAGTGCTTACTCCACCAGCATACTTGATTGACGCATTACCAGTGGGCATGGTTACTGTGTAAGGAGTTGCACCTTGAGTGATGATCACGGTCATGGTGTCTGTTTGTGCAATATTGCTCACACTATTGCTAGCATTAAACACAAAGTTTTGGAAATCGCCAATGGTGACATTGCCTGTGGGAGTGAACAACTGAACTTGACCAAGTGACTTATCAATGTTTACTGTGCCTGTTGTGTTGGCAGGAGTAGCTTGATATTCGTTGTAGAATCGCAAACTACCCAGTTTGACCTGTGCCACATCATCGTCGTTTCTAAACGCATAATAGTTGGTGGCTGCACGAACCTGATTGCCTACCACCAGTCCTGTGGCTGTGGCTTCAGCACTGCCATTGGTGCCGGGATGATAGTAAGCATATGCATTACCAGTCACTATAGGTGCTGCTCCCAGAGCACTGGCAAAACCTATGTAGTTTGTGATGTTGGGTGTGGGCGAACCTGATGAAATTAAACCAGGAATCATGCCATATGCATTGCCCACCTGGCTGCCAGCATTCACAGTGATAAAACCACCGTTGATACTGGCATGACTGATTGTGGTATTGCCCAGGAAATAAGGACTTGCATTGCCAATGTTCACTTGAGGTTGAATGCCAGCAAAAGCGTTGATAACACCAGCACCTGTTGATCCACTATAGGTATTGGCGGCTGAACCACCACCAACTCTCACTATGGTGCCAATACCATGTTGTCTAAAACTGCTGTTGGTAACATTGGCAGCAAGACTCACAAGACTGTCCACATCAAAGTGTTTGACATTGGTGCCAGTGTTGGTGCGTTCAATCACATCACTCACTGCCAGTCTTGAAGGCTGTCCCACAGCATTGTTGCCAAACCAACCTGTGCCTATCATCACACGACCTGTGTAGGCTGCTGTGCCTGTGGCTCCATCTGGTGAAAACTTCATGTCTGTGGCAATATTACGACCACTCATCACAATGTTACCTGTGGTGCCTACATTGGCAGTGCCCACAATAGTTTGTTGTGTTGAAGTTAGGTTGGCTGTGGCAACTAGATTGGCACCGTTTATGTTGCCTGTGGCTGTGATCAATCCGCCTGTGCGTAAATTTCCGCCATCAATATTACCACTTGCACTCACTGTGGTTGCACTCACAGCCGCAGGTGTGATATTACCAATGATCATGTTGTTGATCGAGCCAGTGTATGTGGGTGCTATTTCTATGCTGGGAGTGCCTGTGGGTTTGATATGCACATGTCCAGAGTTGCCTGTTGGGCTGATATTAATTTGAGCATTGGCTCCAGTAATATTTGTGCTCACATCCAGGGTAAGATTGTCACCTCCACCTCCACCCCATTGCAGTTGACTTGAGCCAGATGCATTTCTTAGCACTCCGCCTGCTGAATTCACTGCCTGGAACACTGCACTTCTTATGTTGCCGCCTGTGACATTGCCTGTGGCTGAAACCTGTCCACCTGTGAGCAAATTGCCTGTGGTGATGTTGCCTGTGGTGACAATGGTGTTTGAACCAAACCCGTTGCCCAGGAAGTTGGCCACATTGGCATTGCCATAAGCACCCACAATATTGCCAGCATTGATATCGGTCAATCCTGCACCATTGCCTGTAAACACATTGCCTGTGATATTGCCTGCAACACTTAGACCAATATTGGTTGTCCAGATATTCCCAGCGGAATTGTATGTTAAGGTGGCATATTCAGTGCCAACAGGTCCAACACCCAAGCCGCCACCATTGGCCAGTGATGCAGTTGAAGCATTGTTGGCCACATTGATAAACTTGTCATTGATAGTAACTGTGTTGGAGTTCACCGTGGTTGTTGTGCCATTCACAGTGAGGTTGCCTGTGATCACAGCATCTATACCAACATTTAGATTGCCACTGGTGATGTTGCCTGATGTTGATATGGGATTGTTTGCAAAAGCAGCCAGGTTGGCTGCCACATTGGCATTGCCATAAGTTGCTGGCAATCCTGTTAGTTGTGATCCATTGCCCAGGAAGTAGTTGCCTGTGATGTTGCCTGTGGCACTGATGTTGCCACTTGTGTTTATAGCAGTTAGGATGCCTACACTGGTGATGTTTGGTTGTGCCGCTGTGGTCACAGTGCCAGCAAAAGTTGCGGCATTTGAATTTAATGCATAAGTGGCATTGGCCACCGTTCCTGTAACATTAGCACCTGCTACACTATTGGCCACATTGGCCACATTGGCTTGTATGGCATTGGTTGAGTAAGTTGACGCATTGGCATTTAAGGCATAAGTGGCATTGGCCACTGTGCCTGTGATGTTGCCCGCTATGATGTTTGTGAGCAAGGATCCATTGCCAGCGAAATAGCCAGCTGTGATATTGCCCGTTGTTGATATTGGGTTAGATCCAAATGCAGCCAGGTTGGCAGCAACATTGGCATTGCCATATGTGGCAGGCAGGCCTGTGAGTTGTGATCCATTTCCTAGTATGTACGCACCAGAGATATTGGCACTAGTAATGATGTTGCCGTTTAGACTTGAACTGGCCAGGAAAGCAGCCACATTGGCGTTGCCGTAGGCATTGCCACCAGCCTGTTCAATCACAGCATTGTATTGAATGGTTATGGGATATTCATTGGTGGTGATTGACACATTTGTGGTGTTGTTGTCAATGATGATATTGGCCGCGGTCTCTTCGGTGATGATGATTTGGTAGGTCATGTTAAGCCACCACTAGAGTTGAATATAAAGGACTTGTGCTTAGTGTAGGATCACCTGCTGTGACTCCGGGTTCCCAGGCTTGCACCAGGGCATACCTATGTGTGTTCACATTGGCTATGGGTGAGTTTACATCTGTCCATGTGGTTGAGAACACAGTGATGGGAACATTTTTTCTTGCATCTGGAATGATTGGTCCAGTGTACATTAGATTGGGTTGAAATACTCGCACAGTGCCTGTGGCAGCATTGAGTATGGTGGGCACATAAATGCCTCCTGCAAAGCTGGCCATGGTCTGCACCGGGAATGTGCCAATCACAGTTGAATCTGCAAAGTTGGGCTGTCCTGTGTAGCGTAAAAAGCTCACAGTGTCAACCACAATGGTTTGAAACTCCACAGCAAAGGTCCAGCCCGTGATGTTTTGTTGAAAGTTATAGATTAATGTTCTACGACTTGATGGAAACCATTGTTCACAAATGATCTCATCGGGACTGCCCACATACTGGGCAAAATTGAGGACTCCGGCCATGTTTCTCTCCTAAGGGGGATACTGCTGACACAAAGGCATCAGCAATGCGTTTATTTATTGCAACTGTAAAATAATCCGGTTGTTATGATTATTAACTTGAATAAAAATTATTCTGACTGTTGATCACAATGCTTATGCCCACACTATCACCAACATTGCTCCAGAAACTTGATTCAATGTGATATGTGCCAGCATTGATATTTCCAATTCTTCTTGAATACAAATCACCAAACACATCTCCATATGTGCTGGTTCCATCTTCCCAAGATATTGCACCATTACCATAACTCACTAGATTGCCAGCACCATGTGTATTACCAGTAAACAGTGCCCAGTCAATTCTGTGCAATCCATTTGCAGAAACACCTGTGCTGTTACCAAAATTAGCTGCCATGTCAACAGAAATGTTACCTGCTGCTGGCACAGTGAATGTTAGGCTATTGGTTGTGGTGTAGGTTGAATTGCCGCCACGCCAAGGACTTAGGGTATTTCCTGTACTGATACCAATTGATAGATCCTTCTGGAAACTCAACAAGTTTGTAGAACTGGAAATCTGACTACCTACGGCATTGGATAGATTTGAATTGCCATTTAGATAAGTGTCTAGACCTTTGATCACTGTGGCCACACCCAGCAAGGTGGCAATGGTATTACCCACACCATCTAACAAAGAAGTTGAGTTGCCAATGGCATCTGTGACCTGTGTTCTCACATAGTCCACATTGGCACTGACATTGGAATAAGGTCCCACGCCATCCGCATTCACACCTCTTGACTTCCACGCCCAGGTGCCATTGGCCAGGCCAGTGCTGGTGAATACCACATTGCCACCTTGTGTGAATGCATTGGCATTGGTTGATGCCACTGATCCCACAAGATTAAAATTGGTATTAGCCACATTGCTGGTGATGGCTACATTGCCTGCCCAGAATTGCACTCTATCCACAACACCAGTTGGCACAGTTGTTGTGACAGTTTGTGCTGGTAATGAATTCTTGGTTGTGAGCACAACAGTGGGTGTGGCAGGTGTGCCAATGGCACCAATTGATCTAATATTAGACTCGCCAGCTACCAGGAAGTTGCTCCATGTGCCACTGTAGATTGAATCATCATATTCTGTGCAGGAGAACTCCAGACGCAATGATCCATCATCTCCTTCAATTTCACGCACACGCATGATGCGGAATTCTTTGGCAGTCCATCCATAAGTCGAGCTGGTGATGTCAATGATCTCACCTGCTTGTAGATTGATCCGGGTGTAGTCCATCACAATCGTAACAGTAAGATCTAGGCGACTCTGTTTGAGAGTGATCATACCATAATTTTCAGCTTGTGGTTGATTGTTGATGAACTCAGAACTCACTTGTAGGGTATTGTCTGGCTCATATGCATTACGCAGGTTATCAGGCAATTGCAAAGTGGCATAATGAGGTTGATCATTCATGTCATTGCGAGGATACTCAACTTCCACAGCATTGTAGAGATTGGTCAAGCCTGATCCAGATATTTGAATAGGACCAATAATGTCTGCTTCTGATATGGCAGCTACTGAGTTACCGGCTTGATTGATGGTCCAGGAATACAGGCCCTCATGTGTGTTATAGGTAAACCAAGCAGTGCTGGCTTCGGCCAGTCGTTCTAGGTTTGACCACACAGGCTCACTTGTGCGTACTACGCCATTAATTTGTTGTGCATTTAGAGTTGGCATTTTGTTTCCTTAAGTGATATTAATGATTACTACACCAGATGTTGCAGTTCCAATAACTTTTCCAACATTACCGCCTTGGCCGCCACCGCCGCCACCATAACCACCACCATCATTGCCTGATTGGCCACCACTTGGCGATCCAATATTTGGTTGCCCGCCGCCACCTCCTGCACCGTAATAAACATTAGCACCAGAAATATTGCTTACATATCCAGGTGCTGGATTACCATACCAGTTGTAGAACACGCCAGCTGGCAATTCCACAGTGAAGAAAGAAGGACTAGGAGTTCCGCCGGCAGCACCACCAGCACCACCATATATGTAGGCCTTGTTTCCAGAATTTGGCGGATTAGGAGCATTTGTGTTTATGTATAAATTGGCATATCCAGGAGCAGTGGATGATGTAATACCACCTCCATCACCATTGCCAAGACCACCTTGACCACCGGCCGCTGTGAAATAAACATTGGCACCTTGTGAAATATAACTGCTGGTTCCGCTGAGAGCATTGCCAATAGTTACTGAGTTGGCAGCACCTGATCCAACTATAACATTATATGTACCTTGACCTAGGGCGTTGGCTGTGTTAGGGCTGGCGTTAACTTCCACTGCTTCGCCTCCAGCACCTCCAGCACCAGCACTGTTGAGTGTGGATGAAAATGCTTGTTTGCCTGATCCAGCACCACCACCACCAACTGTCAACACTCTAATATTACCCCAATAACTTTGTGCAAAATCTAGAGTGACATTTCCATTTGCTGTGAATGTCTGAGTGGATGGTGTTAATGCATTTGGTGTAACAGTAAGATTGGCAGTGATATTAGATTGTGCAACACCATCTCTTGATTGCGTATAAGTGAAGTTGCCGCTGGTGGCACTAAACACAGGCACAAACACAATATTGCCAAACAAGTTGTTGATGGTAGTTGTGTTACCAGTGGATGTGAATGTATTTTGCAACAGAGCATTAGCAGTGTTTGTTCCAAAATTACCACGAGCACTATTTAGAGTAATTGTATAAATTTGACCATAGTCAGGACCATCATTGATGTATGGAGTAGTGTTGGCAAATATATTTGAAACTGTATTGGCCAACACAGTTCTTGCTTTCATGTTTGATATTTCAGGATTGCTATTACTTGATGTAAATGTGGCCACAACATTGCTGGCTTGTGTAACATTGCCAGTTGATAATGTCTTGACCTGATTGTATGTGAAGCTGACATTGCCTGTATAATCCACAGGAGGCATCCATTGAATGGTGTTGTTGATTGCGGCTTTGCTGTTTGTTATATTCAACTGTGTGTTGGCATTGCCCACAAGACTATTGCTCACATAGAATTTTCCTATGTTGCCAGCGGTTTGTTGAATGCCCACTGTGAAACTTAGAGCTCGTGTGTCTAGATCAGTAATGGTATTGCCAAATGCCAATCTTGTGTCTTCAACATATGTGCCACCAGGGAAATTAAATTCTGCATGTGTGTTGGCAATTTGTATGTTGGCATTGGCAGTGTTGAATATTGCGGTGGTATTACCTATAGCAAAAGTAATAGCATTGCCCACATTGCTTGCTAGATCACTAGCAGGCAAGAACTTGAAAGCACCTGCGGCAATCTGACTGTTGAGACTTGTGGCATTACCATCAATAAAGATTGAGTTGCCTGTGACAACACCATCAGTCATGGTGCCATTACCCACAGCAGTATTGGCGTACAATCTAAATGTTACCACTGAAGTAGGATCCACTACCACATTGGCTATGGTCACATTGGCTAGAGTATCTTCGTTGTAGATCACATTGCCAGTAATACTCACACTAGGTGGTGTAATTACATTTACCGTAGTGGTCCAGTTTCTTGTGTTGCCTGATTGATCATTCACAGTGGTAATATATGAATACTCAGGTGTTATGTTGCTGGCACCTGTTAGGTCAGTAAACTTCACATTGGCAAATGCTTCTGTGTATTGTGCAACTGATCTAATGCCATTCACACGCCAGGCAGCAGGTGCCACCTGTAATATGCCAATGTTGCTGTAGGTTCCTACATAGGCCATGCTAACATTGCCCACATTAGAGAACTGTACATCCAGCAATAGATCTCTAACAGGACTGGTGATGCTAGTTAGTGTAGTTTGTTGTGTGATATTGGCACTAGCATATGAATCCACATTGGCAGTGATATTGCCAGCATTGGCACCAAACACAATGGCATAATTGGCTTCATCGTTGTAGGTGATGGTTCGTGCTGTGTTTAGGTCTTGAATAGTGCTCATGATAAATCAATCCAATCATATGAATCCAGTCCCATTCGACTGATGGTTGTGGCAGCGGATTCGCCTGTGTCGATTTCTCGAAGTCTGATACCCGCACCATATCGGGTGTTTGTTGCATAGTCAAATATCACATCACCACTCTTGCTCATTGAGTTGATGATGTTGAATTGATAATCACCAATGGCAGTGACATTTTGATCACGGTTATAATCCACACGCACAAGAGCAAACACAAGATCAGTCATGTTGCTGTTTAGGGCAGGTGTAGCAGGTGCTGTCCAGGCAGGGAATATGCTCCAGGCGTTGACAGGAGAGATGGTTGGTGTGCTCACGCAACTTGCCAGTGCAGGTGTCAGTTGCTTGGTGGAGGCCCCTGATCCTGCATACATGTAAATTTTAATTAGACCACGCATGCTGTCATCACTGTTGCCATCTGAGTCTTCACTGTGATCCACTGTGATACCATCAGCTTGGAATATCAGTCGGTCTGCATTGCGATAACACTCGTTGAATGTGTATGAGGAGGCTGATCCTGTTTCAAACAGATTGCCAGTCTTTTCTGCTATGGTCAAGCATATCCACATGGTCTTGTTGTCATTCACAAGTTGTGCATCTGTAATGGCACCACCAAGATAAGCAGAACCATACACCACAGGTATCTTGTGATTGGTTGCTGGTGATAGCATTTGTCTAGAACCAGCATCAAAACCAGTTTGTTGTTGATTCTTAGAGATACTGCGATTGAGTGCGTACGATACTAGGGCAGTGATGGCAGTGCGAACCAACAACACACCAATGGTGCTGGTGACTCCAATGTATCCTGCTACTGTGGTGGCTAGAGCGGTTAAAAATGCCATTATGCTTCCTTCATCCAGGTTTGTTCTATCAGTTTCCAACCTCTACGGCCAGGATCAAAGTTGGTGTCAGGTCCTTGTGTGCTTAGTAGAACAGCTTGCACCCGACCTTGAGCAAGATATTGATCACAGTCTTGATCCCATGCCAGCCATAACACAGCACCTGCACGACTACCACGATGTGATCGTGATACAAACCAGGCCCGCTCTTGTAGCAGTCTGCGTTCTGGATCCCAGAAGTCTTGTCCTCGTTCGGCAATTAGTGTGCCCACAATCTCCGTATCTTTCACAGCCACACGCACATAGTGATCCTGTTGCCATCTAGTGACTAACTTGAATATTCTTGGTGTGTCTTGTTCCGTTGACCAGGGTCTAAATCCCACTCGTGCCTCTGAAGAGAATTGTTTGAGCAATTCACACACAGCAGGAATGTCTTGAAAGGTGGCAAAGCGACTGTGCATTAGGGTTGATCCACAAAGTCATTTGTAACTGAACTCTCAGGCTGTGTGACCTGTGTGGCAGGAGTCTTTGTGACAGGAGCACCAAAATCATAAGGACGCCCTATCAGGTTGGTGATTCTATTGAAACTGGTATCAGTATCATAAAATTGCAACATTGACTCTTGATTGGTCCTGCGACCTGTGATCTTGGTATTCAGCATGTCCACAAGACTTGAACAGGCGAGATTTATAACCAGGCTAGAGTCAAGACTGAACTCGTTGTATTGTTCGCTAAATCCATAATTGGTCACAACACCTTGAAACATGAAGATGGGGTTGCCTGCAATGGCCAAGGGATTGTCAGTCAATGGATCTGTGAACACTCTGCGTATTTCAATCCTGGACCCTTTGATACGCACTGCCTGCACACCTTGTGCATACTCTATAGGAATGCCTGACAGGCCAACTGCTGTTTCTACTGATGTGGCTCGTAATTCAGAGACACTTTCGCTCACACTCATGAGTATGCCAGCAGGTGAGTATGGATAAACAAATCCATCTGATTCTGTTATGTTGATAGCCTTGTGGAATGTTGATAATCTCAACACACCATATGAAGGTATGTCCAGTCTAACACAAAGACAAACACCTACTGAACTATAACCACTTAGGTTGATACTCATGTTCGATCCTCATAGAATACAAAATCACCTGACCAGTTGACCAACATGTTAGCACCAGCTGGCACCAGCGTCCAGGTGGGTCTTTCCACACACAACACACTCCAGGTGACATTAGCACCAAAATATCCTGTGTATGAACCTGCGGCTTCATCTATTGGTCTGTTTAGGGTCACAGTGGCACCATTGCCTGCGGCAGGATCTGTGACCACTTGGTATACACTACCAGTTGATCCAATTTGCAACCAGTCGCCAGCACGGCAAACATATCCACTAGGCAGTGAGCCTGCTGTGATAGTGCAAGTGGTTACACTAGTGCCTGCGGGCACAACAACTGTGAATCCGCCTGTGCCAGATCCCAGA